ATGAAAGTTAGAGATCTTGAAGGAAATCTGTCCAGCTTTAAGCTAAAGGGGAGTATAATTACAGCGGCAGACAATCGGGCAAGATCCAAGCTTCATATACAAGCAAGGGAAATATTGTATGAATTGTTCCCCACAATGCAGATACTAGAAGAAGTCCCAATCAAAACCAGACCGAATCAGAACCAGTTCCTTGATTTCTACATTAACAAAATCAAGTTAGCTGTTGAAGTTCACGGTCAGCAGCACTACAAATTTAATAGTCTATTCCATGCGTCAGCGCAGGACTTTTTAAAACAAAAGAAAATGGATCAAGACAAAAAAGAGTGGTGCGAACTAAACAACATTACATATATAGAACTTCCGTTTAACGAGGTTAAGGAATGGAAAAAAACGATAATACAGCGTTAAGCAGAATGCGTCATGTTGATGATGCATTAGATCAATATGAAAAAAGCATTGGTCTTCCTGAGTTCTCTGAGGATGCAAGCAATGAAGATGTAAAAAAATATCTGGAAATGACAAGAGAGCAAATGGAATTGCTCAGTATTGAAGATTGCGCCCAAGCAGCTTTGATGCTTTCTGGGTATTGCTTTTATTTACAGAGATGCTACAATAGAGAAATCTCTAGAATCAATTGGGCCAAAGGGGTTTTGAATAAGCTTATATCTGGAACAGAAGCTCAGTACAGAGGTTCTTGGGATAGTCAATACCACCAAGCTATAAACAATAATGATTATGCAAAGAAAGTTCTAACACTAAAAAATTATGCCCAGCAAAGGGCTGATAGGTTGACATTTCTGGCAACTTCTGTTAGAAACATCTCTGACCTATTAGTAAACTTACAAAGAGCAAAGGCGATGAAATGAATAAAAAAGAATTGATAGCTAGAATACTTGAAAAGATGGATGAATCTGATCTTCAAGAAATTTTAGGTGTTGAAGAAGAAGATAAGGTCTCGCAGCACGAAATAAAACCAAAAAGGCGAGGCAACGGATATAATAAAAAAAATAAAAGACCAAGAGGAGAACGAAAAGAACAAAGTAAAATAGAAGAAGGAGGAACCAAGTTTGTCAATAAGTTTGACGACATGTTGAAGAACATGCAACTGACCTCCGCTGAAAAGGAAGAGTTCAAAACTCTTGAAAAAATAGACGACGCTCCTGCGAGACAGAAACCAAAAAGAGAATCTTCATTAGTAGAAGCTCAATGTACGGTCTGCAATAAGAAGGAGACAGTTTCACGAAGTTTGATAGTTGGCGACCGTTACAGATGTAATAGTTGCTGTTGCAATGCGAGGTAATTATGAAATTTATACAAGAAATTAGAGAATACTACCCACACTATTTGAGCCTGCACCAAAACCCTATTTGCAGACTTCTACATGTGGCTGGGCAATTAGCTACACTGGCTACGATAGCTTTGATTATTTACGGCTGTATTTATTGGTCATTGTTTTTTCTTCTGCTAGTCCCAGTGGTCCCATTTGTAGTATACCCATTTGCTTGGAGCGGCCATTTCTATTTTGAGAAAAATAAACCTGCCGCTTTTAGTAAGCCGATATATGCTAAAATCTGTGATTGGATTATGTTTTTTGAAATCTTGACATTTAGAATTAAGTTTTGGAGGTAGGAAGTGGTATTATCAGATCAAGTAGCAGAGAAAGCAGTCTTAGCTGGCATATGTAAATATGGGGTTGAGGCTTATTATGATGTTTCTGATCTGATTAGCTCTTCTACTTTTACTTCGGATTCTAACTCGGTTATTTATAGCTGTGCAAAGAAGCTACTAGAAGAAGACGAAGCAAGAAAGATAGATCTTGCGTCTATTATGTCTGTGGCTAAAGAGCTTAATTTGCAAGACTTCTTTAACAACAATAATCAAATTAGCCACCTTTCTACAGTAATAAAATTCCCAGTTCTGCATGAAAACGTAAGACAGTTTGCTGCTAAAATTCGCAAGCTAGAAATAGCTAGGATGATGCATCAGCAACTCGGAGACACGCAGAAAAAATATACTGATATAAAAGGCGATGAGCCTATCTCTTACATCCTTGGCTTGGCAGAAGAATCAATATTTGACTTTACCTCTCTATTGAATGACCAAGGTGATGAGCCAGAACTTCTATTCGGAGACTTGGATGATTATCTAAAAGATAGAGAAGAAAATCAAGTGGATCAGATTGGCATCCCTACAGGCTTTCCAAAATACGATTATGCTATTGGAGGAGGTCTGCGTAGAGGTACTGTGAATGTGATCGGCGCAAGAACAAAGGTTGGTAAGAGCTTGATTGGTCTTAACTGCGGGGCAGACATTGCCAAGCGAGGAGTTCCTATTCTTTATCTAGATACGGAAATGACCAAGCAAGACCAGCAGAATCGTGGTGGCTCAATGGCTTCATATGGCACAAATGCCAAATCCACAATCAATGATATTGAAACGGGTAAATTTTCGCATAATGACTTTAGAAAAAATGCGATGTATGAACTTGCCGATGAATATAAAGGTATTCCATTCTATCATAAAAACATTGGCGGCAAACCATTTGAGGATCAGCTTTCCATCATGAGACGATGGATTGCTAGAACTGTTGGTTTGAATAGCATGGGCAAAGCCAAAGACTGCGTTATTATCTATGACTATCTCAAATTAATGGAAGCCTCAGAACTAGCAAAAAGCGACCTAAAAGAATTCCAGCTTTTAGGATTCATGATGACTGCGTTGCATAACTTTGCGTTGAAATACGAAGTTCCTATCCTTAGTTTTATTCAGCTAAATAGGGATGGTATAGATAAAGAGTCTACATCTGCGGCAAGTGGCTCCGACAGAATCATGTGGCTATGTTCTAATTTCACTATCTATAAACCTAAAAGTGATGAAGAAATAGCTCAGGACGGTCCAGAGAATGGCAATAGAAAGCTTGTTCCTATTATCGCTCGTCATGGCGAAGGGCTTGAAAGCGGAGATTATATCAATGTTCTAATGAAAGGCAATTATGCAAAGCTCATAGAAGGGCAAACAGCATTTGAGCTTGATCAAGGAGGTTCCTACACTGAAGAAGGTGGGGACGAAGAAGATGTCGCATTCTAAATGGAAATATGGTGATTATACTAAGCTAAATTATCTAGCTAAATTAGTAGCCGACAACATTGAAGAACTGTATGAATACTTCAATGTCAAATATTACGTGAATGAAAAGATGATCATATCTAATTGCTTCATTCATGGGGGCGATAACATGACTGCCCTCAACTTCTACCATAATTCAGAATATAAATTTCATTTCGCTTGCAGAACTCATGGTTGTGAAAATCATTTTAAAAACACAGCGATTGGTTTTATTCGTGGCGCTTTGTCTAATGTTAGGCATGGATGGGAAAAAGTTGGCGATAAAGAAGTGACATTCAATGAGACTATTGAATTTTTGTTAGAGCAATTTGATCTAACTTGGGATAGCATAGACACTAGTAAAGATCTTAACCTTGACATACCTACTGAAAAAAAGATTGAGCGACAATCTCAACAAATACAAGAAGCTCCTGTGCCTAAGTTTGAAAGAAGTTATTATAGAAGCAAGGTGCAGATACCTTCAGATTATTATCTTAAAAGAGGGTATAGTATAGAAGTATTGGACGATTATGACATTGGAACTTGTAAAAGTTGGGGTAAGCCACTATACAATCGTGCAGTAGTTCCTGTATATGATGATAAGGGCGAATTTATCATCGGGTTTTCTGGCAGGAGTATATTTGATAAGCAATGTTCTAAGTGTAAAAATTGGCACGACCCTGATAAAAAGTGTCATTTTTTTCCAAAATGGCGTCATTCTAAAGGCTTTAGAAAAGATAAATCGTTGTATAATTATCATAAGGCCAAAAAACATATTAAAGAAACTGGTATTGCTATTTTAGTTGAGTCGCCAGGCAACGTCTGGAGATTAGAAGAAGCAGGTATCCATAATTCTATGGCTATTTTTGGAACCTACTTTTCAACTTATCAAAAACAATTAATAGATGCCACTGGAGCTTTGACCCTTGTTCTCTTGATGGACAATGATGAAAACGGAGCAGGGCAAGAAGCAGCAGAAAGAATCAAGAGTCAGTGTGAAAATACATATAGAGTGTTTATTATAACACCAGATAAAAATGATATAGGTGATATGAGTACAAACCAAATATCAAAAGACATAGAACCATTAATAAATAAAACTATAAAGGTATATGGAGAAATTACATAATGACACAGATCGTAGGATTTTTAGGAAGAAAGCAAAGCGGCAAAGATACTTCGTGTAATTTTTTGACTATGCTTAAACTATTGGAGCATGGAGTATGCAAAAACGCCAAAATAAATGATGATGGGCGTATTGAAGTAAGCGATATATTCGGAGAGACTGTTGAGGGTCAAACATGGATGACATTCCAAAAACCTATGGTAAATACCAAAGCAGTGCTGTCTGATCTCGGCGCTATTAAAAGTTATAGTTTCGCCAAGCCGCTCAAAAAAGACATTTGTATAAATCTATTGGGCCTTACCAAAGCGCAGTGCTACGGAACAGATGAAGAAAAAAATACAGAAACACATTTGCGTTGGGAGGAAATGCCCCTTAACGGAGGGCGTAAAGGTAACATGACAGCCCGTGAAGTAATGCAGCATGTTGGAACAGATATATTCAGATCAATGTATCGTAATATATGGGTTGACTGCCTGCTGAGAGAAATAGAAAAGGATGGCTACAAAATGGCAGTCTTGTCAGATGTCCGTTTTGACAATGAAATAAAAGCAATTCAAGCACAGGGAGGCATAATTATTGGTCTTACTAGAGACAAGCTAGAAAAATCAGATGGGCATTCTAGTGAGCAGCCTAACTTTGATTTATGCGATCACGTTATTGACAATAACGACATGTCAATACCAGATCAGAATAAAGAAATTTATTTTGCATTAAAGAACCTAGATTGTCAGCACTTAACTGATTTAGGAGTATAAATGGGAATCCCAATCGTATATTTTAGAAGTAGTTCTTTCAATACACATAGAACATGTCCTATGCAATTCTATGCGGAATACACTTTAGGATTAAGAGGCAAGGGAGGAAAAAAAGCAGACAAGGGGACGATTACTCATAAAATATTGGAAATATGCGCCCTCTCAAAGAAAGCAGAGCAAGATGGTGTCACAGTAATAAATGATTCGGAAATAGGCGAAGTTATAACTAATAATTATGACGAAGACTATCTTGCAAGCATAGGGGCCAGAGTTTATGAATATTACACATCAAACTTTTCACACCATACTTGGACGGACAGAGATTTTAAAGACTGCCTAAGCTGGGCTTGGAAGGCTCTTAAATATAAAGACGGTCTATACGATCCTAGAAATAGAAATATAGTAGAAGCAGAGCCTCATTTTGATTTTCAAATCCCTCACGATTGGGCCGCTTATGAATATCCAGAACACGATTTAAAAGGAAATCTAGCATTAAAGGGAACTATTGACCTTATTACAGATGTCGGAGATGGTGTCTATGAAGTAATAGATTGGAAGACAGGCATGAGAAAGGACTGGGCCACAGGTAAAGAGTATACTCAAGAGAACCTGTTCAATAATCCCCAGTTAAGATTGTACCATTATGCTTGTAAAAACCTGTACCCCGACGTACATACCTTCCTGATTACTATATATTTCATTAATACAGGAGGTCCGTTTACGGTTCATTTCCAAGATTCAGATCTAGAGAAAACAGAAGAAATGATTCGTAAAAGGTTTGAAACAATTAAAGAAACTAAAATACCCCTAACCATCAAAGAGACAGACAGAAAAAGCTGTTGGAAATGCAGTAAGATTTGTCATGCGGGCAAAAACACCTTTGAAGATACGCATGTCGAGCCTTTAGTTGAAAAAAGATTTAATCAATTTACTAAATATGGCGATACTATGACACAATGCGAACAGCTTAGGTATATGATAAAGAAGAAGGGCATTGACTGGGTGACTAAACATTACAAGCACCCAGATCATGTTCATGGTAAATACAAGGCGCCTGGGAGTACAGAATAATGCGTGTTATTATAGCTGGTGGAAGTACATTTGATTCCTTAGACTATATGAACAGATGTTTAACTACCGTAAAGAATGAAATTGATGCGGTAATTGCGGGCCGTGGATATGGGGCCGATAATTTAGCAGAAATATTTGCAGTGCAGAATGGACTTGATTTAGAACTTTTTCCTGCGAATTGGGGTAGATACGGCAAGGAAGCTGGCTATAGAAGATGGTTGAAAGTATTTGAAGACCAGAACATAGACAGAGTATTTTTGTTTTGGAATGGGAAAAGTAAAGGGACAAAAGTCCTGAAAGATTTAGCTAAAATGCTTGACATTCCTTGTGATATGTTTTATTATGAAGATTCACTTTTGGAGTTTTAAATGAAAAAAATATTTGCTATTCTGTCAATTGTTTGTATAATGGTATGTAATTCTGGTTGTATGATTGTAGTGCATAGGCATCAGCAAAAAGATATAGAACAGCCTATTCCTAATAAAATTCATGGTGGTGTGTCCACCTAAACTTGTAGACATTATTGTTGATGTCGTGATGGACATCGGGGCAGTACCGATCACGTCCACTCCCAGTCAGACGCAAAGGGGCGTGAACTAGATTCGACATGCGATATGATATAATAATTGCAAGTGTTGGTTGATCTAAGGGCCAACTAAAAAATAGATCAAAACTTTAAATGCTGAACCTTGTTTAGCTTTGGCAGCTTAGTGTTGTCTGGGGAGTTGCCCGTCCTTATTACCCAAACGGGCTTATTTATTATAATTAATGGAGTGTCAAATGAATATTATTATTGATCAACAATGGTTGGATGAAAATCAAGAAGAATGGGGCGGCTGGAGATTGGGTGAAGAAGGAGCTACATACATTCTTGAGACGGACGTAGCTGCTCCACGAACCGCCTTTGCTATTGGTGCGGACAATATCACATTAGACATTCAAGATAAAATTGTAAAGTTCGGATGCGAAGCTGAAATCAGAGTTCCTAATTTTGATTTTGAAAATCGTATTAGGGGTTGGAGAGACATTAATGGTGAAGATCCGATATGGCACACTAATTGCGAATACATAAAGCAAGAGTGTCAAACTGGAGATTCCGCAATAACAATTCCAGAAGTTGAAGCCGGTAAAGAATATAGGATTAGAACTCAGCAATCATTTGAATTAAAAGCTGGAAATTACTACGCTTTAAATCATTGGGACATAAGAAGGCCAGCAAATACAAAACTTCCCAAGTGCCAAGTTCGTGTGCAAATCGGAGACTTAGATCCTGCTGTTGGACCGAAGAGAGACAAGCCCGGCACTACTAATTACTCTATCTTCACCCCTTCTGAAGATATGGTTGGTAGGATCAGCTTTTTTATAACAGTTCCAGAAGATGCAGAAGAAGCAGGCTTCTATAGAATGGACAATGTTTTACTTTCTCATAGTCGCTGTCACGGGATCACAGGGAGAGGAAGCAGCAACCATTGGAATAATAAAGCCCCAGACTTGCCAATTGACACTGACTATAAAAGAGCGCTATACGGATTCACTCTAAAGTCTTCTGCTGGAAGCAAAATCGTTCAAGGTGGCGCTGGATTTGGTGGGTGTTGTATTAATCTTAGATCATCTAAACAATGTAACATAACTGGCCCTGTATATTTAGCAACACACCCAAGAAGTGTCAATGAACATATGGGAAAATGTATGCAGGCTATGTATGCTACAGATTTGACCATTAGCCCAGAAGTAAAAACAAACAATCAAGCTATTGCTAATTGTAACAGGCAACAGCATTGGGGGTTCAATACACAAGCAAAAGTGATGCAGGGCAATTGTAGTATCGGGATCAATTCTATTAGTTCTAATCAAGGCGCTGCTAGTGTTGGTCTAAAAAAAGATAGCGACGGAACATTGATTGTAACAGGAAACGGAAAAGCAGAAACAAGATTTACTAATGGTTTTTTCTTGATGGTTCAAGAAGGCGGTCCTGACAGTAGCATAATTGTAGAAGATATAACTGTTCGTAATGGTGGTAAACATGGCGGCAGAGGCATCCATTGGCAAGGATATGGGACAGAATCTTATGGAGTTAATACAATTAGAAATTGTAAAATCACCACCCAAGAACTTGCTCTAAATCAAGAATATGGCGTTAATAATAATGGCTACACTTTAGGAGGCTGTTATGGTATACAAGTAGAGAAGATAGCCCACAATTTAGTTATAGACAATAATGTTATTTCCGTTAGGGGCTTGAGTGAATCTTCCGCATATCGCCTATCCACCCACAAAGATCAAATTTATACATTATCATGTACGGCAACAAACAATACTTTTGAAGCGATGCACAGTGATGTTGCTAACATAAAAGAACATATCGGAGGCAAACGGGCTGCTGTATTCAAACCATATGGGATCAATGGCGATACTTTAGGTCCACAAAAAGGAAATAAATTTGTATTCAATGATTGCTTAATTAATTTTGAAGGTTATAATACTGGTACAATTTTGTTTGAAGATACAACGATAGAATATGTAAACGAAGGATCTCCAAACGAAAGCGCGTATCATTTGTCATATAAAGGTGGCGGCTCGGTTGAATTCAGGAACACAACATTTGTCGGCCCTGACACGCTTGAAAAACTAACAAAGAAAGTAGATATCACTCCGAATTTGAATCATATCGGATCAGATATTACAGTAAAATTCACAAATGCAGATGGTGAACCCATATATATGCTTCATATAGATGCCGAGACAAAAGTAACAACACATACATATTATGATCTTTCAGGGAATCCACATTATACGTGGAACAGGTAATGATAGAAATTGAAATCAAACCCGAATGGGTTCATAGGGCTTGGGACAAGGCGAGGAAGATGGGTCGTATTCGCCATTCTATTACTGGCGGCAATGGTAATTTTGCAGGATTTCTAGGAGAAGAGATAGCAAGAGATTATCTAGGTGTTGAAAGCACAAACACTTACGATTATGATCTGATTGCTGATGGTCTTAAATATGACGTTAAAACAAAAAGATGTACGTCTCCTCCGTCACCCAGATACGATTGCTCCATCTATGCATACAATACTAAACAAAAATGCGATAGATATTTATTTGTTAGAATCCAATTCGTAGATAAAGAATGGGAAGAGCTAACTGGCAAAGCGTGGATATTGGGATATTACGAAAAAGAAGATTTCTTAGCGAACGCTAGATTCTTAAAAAAGGGATCTCTAGACGGTTTCAATAAATTTAAAGTGATGGGCGATTGCTACAATATGAAAATATCGGAGTTGAAAACACTATGAAACATTTAAAAGATCATAATATGAGCTATTGTCAGCATCTAAAATTTGCTTTTTTTGTAGGATTTTTCCTGACGGTTAGTGGATTTTGTTGTATAATTCATGGACTGTTTCCTTGTGTCTTTCAAACAGCAGCGTCAGACACAATTTCACGTTTACATGAATTATTTAAGTCAAGGTTAAAATGAGAAACTACACTCCGCTACATGTACATTCTGAATACAGCTTGCTTGATGGTCTAAGCAAATGCAGCCAAATTGCAGAAAGAACTATAGAAATAGGATCAAGCGCTTGTGCTTTAACAGATCACGGCAGCGTGTCTGGTGCTGTTGACTTTTCTAGCGAAATGAAATCCAGAGGACTCAAGCCAATCTTAGGCTGCGAACTTTATCTTGTCAAAGGCGATGCCACTGAAAAGAACAAAGAGAGCGCCAAGAAAATGAGCCATCAAGTAGTTCTTGCAAAAAACTTAGAAGGTTGGAAGAATCTTTTAAACTTGGTATCGCAAGCCAATCATGAAGAGCATTTTTATCACAAGCCAAGAATTGACCTTGAAATACTAGACAAGATGGCGTCTAGAGGCAATCTAATATCTTTTAGCGGACATCTAGGATCGTATCTAGCAAAAGCAATATCTACGGAAGACGATAGGCTTGATCCAGATTGGATGAAGAAAGGTGTGCATACTGCAAAAACATTGCAAGATATATTTGGCAAAGGTAATTTCTTTATTGAGATCCAGT